GGAAGAAAACAAAAAACAATAGAATCTTACCACAATAAAATTTATGGTGATTGTAAAAGATCTGCTAAACACAGAGGAAAGGAATGGTCTTTAACAAAAAAAGAACACTTTGACATTATTACAAAACCCTGTTACTATTGTGGAGAACCACCAATTTTAAGAGAAAGTAATGTTGGTATCCCATTCTCACATTGGGGGATAGACAGACAAGATAATAGTGTCGGATATACTCCTAACAATTCGGTATCTTGCTGTCATATATGTAATACCATGAAAATGGATTTATCTTTAAATAAATTTTTTGAACATATAAAAAAACTCTCTGAAAGATCTTTAGAATGGATCTAAATAAGCACATAATTTAGGAGGTGAAAATTTTGGCAACTTATCCCGTAGTGAATAAAGAAACTGGAGAACAAAAAGAAGTAACGATGTCTGTTACTGAGTGGGACCAGTGGAAACTTGACAACCCAGATTGGACAAGAGATTGGAGTGATCCTTCTACTTGTCCTTCCTCTGGTGAAGTTGGTGACTGGCAAGACAAGATGAGTCGTACTCATCCTGGATTCCATGACATTATGAAAAACAAAATCGCCAAACACGCACCACGAAACAAAACTATTACCGACAAGTATCGTTAAACATATGCCAGTACGAAAGAAGACTACGAAAGCACCAGGACAAGGAATGAGTTCAAAGCAGAAGAAGCGTCGTAAGCCTATTGATGAGGCATACATGCTTCCAATTGAACCACTCACGCAAAACCAAAAGGTTATGTTTGATGCGTGGGATAAGGGTCAAATGATATATGCATATGGGGTTGCTGGCACAGGTAAAACATTTGTGGCACTTTACAAGGCACTCAAAGATGTGCTGAATGAATACACTCCATACGAAAAGATCTACATCGTTCGCTCTTTAGTTGCAACACGAGAGATTGGTTTCCTTCCTGGAGACCATGAAGATAAGTCTTCTCTCTATCAGATTCCTTACAAGAACATGGTTCAATCCATGTTTGAGATGCCTGATGACAATTCATACGAAATGCTGTATGATAACCTGAAAGCACAAGAAACTATCTCGTTCTGGTCTACTAGTTTCATTCGTGGTACTACTCTTGATAACTCTATTGTTATTATTGACGAATGTCAGAACCTAAACTTCCACGAACTTGATAGTATTATCACTCGTGTCGGACAAGATACAAAGATTGTTTTCTGTGGTGATGCAAATCAGTCTGACCTACAAAAAACAAATGAACGTACAGGTATCCTAGATTTCCAACGTATTCTGCAGAGAATGCCAGAGTTTGCTCTTGTTGAATTTGGTATTGAAGATATCGTTCGTTCTGGTCTTGTCAAATCTTATCTCATTAACAAAATCAATCTTGGTCTATGAAGTTATTTAATCATGTGGGACTAGATCCTATTGAAATGTCTGCTGAAATGGTGAATGGAAAACGTGTATACCTAACACCAACAGGAGATAAGTTTCCATCTGTCACCACGGTGATTAGTAACAACAAAGAGAAGATGATAGGTATCGCTAGATGGCGTGCTCGTATTGGAGAGGAGAAAGCAAATGCAATCTCCTCTCGTTCTACTAATAGAGGAACCAAGTATCACTCCATCGTTGAAGATTACTTTAATAATGATCTTGATCTGAAAAAGTATAGTAAGTTCCCACTTCCTGTCCTAATGTTCCAGCATTCTAGGGATATTTTAGACCGCATAAATAATATTTACTTACAGGAAGCGGCGCTCTACTCTAAGCATTTGGAGCTGGCAGGGCGTGTAGATTGTATCGCTGAGTTTGATGGTGTGTTATCAATTATTGATTTCAAAACTGCTGCTGAACCTAAGCGTGAAAAATATCTTTACGACTACTTCGTTCAGGAAACTGCATACGCCTGTATGCTTCAAGAACTTTACGGGTTGACAGTAAAACAACTCGTTACTATCGTTGCTTGTGAAAACGGAGAGACTCAAGTCAAGGTGCTTCCACCTAAGAAAGAATTCTTTATGAAACTAATGAGTTACATCGACGAATACCAGGAACGATATGGAGAAAAAACAATTATTAGAGGATAAATTTATGACATCTGCGAAATTCTCGCAGGAAGTGGAGAAGATTGCCTTACACAATCCAGATATGAATTATATTGATTCGGTTATCCACTACTGTGAGGTAAATGAAATTGAGATAGATAGTGTAGCAAAATTGATTAGCAAACCTCTAAAAGAAAAACTTCGTTATGAGGCACAGCAACTCAATTTTATGAAAAAAACCAGTCGTGCAAAGTTGATGCTAGTATGAGCTTCTTTCAATCAGAATTAGTCCGTGGTGACATCCAAGACATGGTAGAGTTGCAGCAATTTTGCTTTCGCTCTGCCATGAATTTTGTTTTATTAGACGATAAAAGAAAACTAGAATACTTTGATAAGTTAGAACAACTTATTGAAAAGCAAAAAGTTTTTTACTATCGTATTAAGTTGAGTGACGATCCTGAAGCTGTCTCTGTCCTTGAGACCATGAAGCAGGGTATTGTTATGCTAGGAGCATCGCCAGACACTACTGTAGAGCAGATGTTTGACGAGCTGCTGAACAAGGTCCATGTCATGAGGACCAAACTCCAAAGTGGCACAGAGGATTGACGCCCGACTCTGTGCCTGTTATAATGACTGAGTGATAGGGCATCACACAAACCAAATCTAAACCTAATCTAAGAAAATCCTATGTCTTTTGCAGATCTGAAGCGTAAATCCCAGAACAACTTCTCGTTCCTCCAAAAGGAACTTGAAAAATCCGCCAGCGGTAAGCAGGTTGATGAGCGTTTCTGGAAACCAGAGGTTGACGCTTCTGGTAACGGGTATGCTGTTATCCGTTTCCTTCCTGCCCCTGAAGGGGAAACTATTCCCTGGGCAAAAGTATATTCTCATGCCTTCCAAGGTCCTGGTGGTTGGTATATTGAGAACTCCCTGACTACACTCAACGAGAAAGATCCTGTTGGTGAAGTCAACCGCCGCTTGTGGAACAGCGGTAGCGATGAAGATAAAGAGACTGCTCGTAAGCAGAAGCGCAAGCTGCAGTATTACAGCAACATCTTTGTCGTGAAAGATCCTAAGCACCCTGAGAACGAGGGTAAGGTGTTCCTCTACAAGTATGGTAAGAAGATCCATGATAAGATCCTTGCTGCCATGCAACCTGAGTTCCAAGATGAAGACCCTGTGAATGTCTTTGATCTCTGGGAAGGTGCTAACTTCAAACTGAAGATCAAGAAGGTTGCAGGTTACTGGAACTATGATTCTTCTGAGTTTGATTCTGTCTCTGCTCTGAGTGCAGATGAGGATGAACTGGAAGCAACCTGGAAGAAAGAATACTCTCTTGAGGCATTCACTTCTAAGGATCAGTTCAAGACTTATGAAGAACTGGAAGCACGCTTGAACCTTGTGCTTGGCATTACTGCTCGTCCTGCTCGTCAGTTTGTTGATGAGGATGAGGAAGAGTTTGAACCTGTTTCTGCTCCTGCTCCTTCATCTTTCCGTGAGAAAGTCTCTACTCCTATCCCTGTGAAGCAAGAGGCAGTAGTTGATGATGACGATGCTCTGTCTTACTTTGCACGCCTTGCTGAGGAAGACTGATGAAGTGGGCGGTGCTCCTTCTACTATCATTTCTTTTGTTAGTGGAGGGAGCACACCTCCACGCTCATTACACGATGGATCTAGACGTTGATAGTTATGTAAGAAAGTTCTTGAAAAAGAATCGTGATTTCAAAATTGACTATTGAATTCTGATATTGGGGAAAAAATTTTTCCCCAATTTTTTTGTCAAAAAAGTCGCATCAACCAGTTTGCTTTAGTCTTTGGTTGATATAATCACCAGACTTCTTGTAGAGATTTTGCCTTCTAAAATCATCTACAAATGATTGAAGATATGCTGGTTTGAGAAGATAGATTTCTCTCTTCTTCTCATTCTCATCAGTAAACCACTCAGCGATGGTAACGGGACGACAAATCTCGTTACCATTTTTTGTTTGTATAGAACCATTAATATTCAGTTTCTGCGTACTGTTATAGAAAGTCTCATCAACACGTAGACCTGCGGGATACTGACCTATTTCATACGTTTCGTAGTGATGAATCGTACCATATGGATCTTCGTATTCACTCTCTAGTACCTTGTAGATCTCAAAGTTACTCATAGGCCAATCATACTCTGCATTCACTAGGTTATTAGTGAGAAGGATCACCCAGTCATAGAATGGATCGCCATATGCTTTATCTGCTAGAGAATCTGGTCTCTCTCCATCTTCAATAGCATACTTCTGAAAGAAGACTGCATTAGAAAATATATCATCGTTGATCTTGTACCTGCGAAAGAAATTCTTTGCAGTTACAAAGTCTGACTCTGAGAAAGGATAACTGATTGGTTTCTCATCGTATGAGATATTAGGAACGATTGAAAAATACATTAGCGGATACTACTATTTGATACCTCGTCTGCAAATACCAACTTGGTCTCTTGGAAATTTAGTGCTAAATCAATAGCGACAGGTTGACCTAACTCATCACCATAAGTTGCATAAACACCATCAGGAGTATAATTTACATCAACTTGGGTAATGGCACACATTTTATATATTGGTAGTACAGGATGTACGTCACCACCTTTCATAAAAGAAACTCTGCATAGGTTTGGAACACCAATAAACCCTGCAGTAATCCCTTGATTACTGGCACCAAACACATTTCCAGGATTTCTTTGTGGAAGAGTACACATCTTAAATATTTTACATATTTCATTTATTACGATACTTTCTTTGTTATTTCTAGGAACTAACTTGAAGTTCAATTGAAAGTTTCTTAGGTCAGATCCTTGAAAGAGTAACTCTACGTTAGGATTTAGAATAGCACCAGAAATAGCGCCAAAGACATCATCATTAGATAGACTATCTCCAGTAATTTTTTGTATCCCTTTTCGTATTGTAGCGGCACCTGCTAATGCGGGAAGCGTTTCATATGCGTTTCTTACTCCTGTTGATAATGCATCTAGTTTGTTTAGACCTTCAGCTCCAGCAGATATTAATGCATCCTTAGCGATATTACTAAATGCCTTACCACCCCAATTACCTCTAAATCCAGTAGAAATATCTTCTGGCATATACATTATTATTGGTTTATATTCATCACCAATCGGTTTTTTATAATCTTTTCTCTGATTATAGTCAAAATAATTTTTAGAAGATCTCAATAGATTTTGTCTTGTATCAGTTACTTCTCCGCCACCTCTTCTATTTCTGTTTCCTTGTCCTCCTCCTGTTGCGTTTGTAGTGAAATTTGCATCACCTCTTTGTTTTGCAAAAGGCGGAGCATACGTATAAAATTCAAACAATACGTAGTCACTATTTGC